TATTCAAAAATTCAAAAAGCTTTGTTGATTTTTCATGCTTTTCTCTGTAAATATTACGACACTTCTGTGATAATTGGTCATAAGTAAGCTTTCCACTCAATTCTCGTCCTGTCATAGCATCAACAATTGTAAATACATAAACGTCCAAATTCAAAACTTCACCAGTTTCTTTCTCTATTTTCTTTGTATCTAACAATGTTTTTCCTTCAGAACCAGCTTTTGACCATTGTGCTAAATTGTCAACTTTAACACACAAATCTATTCTTCGTTTAAAAGCTTCTTTACAATGTATAGATTTTATATCCATTGCATTTGGCATCATATTTGATGTTAAAAAAATAGCTTTTGAACAGAAAAAAGTATTACGTTTTTCTGTAAGATCTGCCATATGCAAAGGATAAGGAGCCAAATTTCCACTTCGAATAAGTTCCATAAATTCTAAATTTGGATTGGCAGTTGAGTCCACCATTTGACCAAAATCATCATAAATTGTTACTGTTTGACCACAATAACCATCCCAAAATTCAGTTTCTATCATTCTCATATATATATCTGAAGACCAATCTGGCGTTCCATCTTCTTTCATCACTTTGAAACCATCTTCAGATAACAAATCAATAGCCAAAGCCCATGAAACTCCTGATTTTCCTTTGCCACTATCTCCACTCAACATCAATACAAATGGTTCCAACCGTGGTCCACTTCTTCTAGCTCCTGAAACAAAAGCCAAATTGTAAAATTTTGTCAAAACAGCCATATGTGACGCAAAAGCACTATAAGTTTTGGGATGCAATTTCAACATTTGAATATCTCGCATATAATTTAATCCCTGCTTATACAATGCTTCTACATGATCACACTTTGCAGCACTTCGCTTAATTTCTGTTGGAACTTCATTCTTAAGTAACAATTGAATATCATCATACCATTTCTCCATTCCAGCCAGTAACATACTTAACTGTTGGATTTCTGGTGGATATCCTGTATACAAAACATAAAGTTCCCCAAAAATAAAGCGAACCAATCTTTCAATTCCTGCCCATGCAAAAGTTAGACCTTTAATTACATCACCTAACTTCTTTGCAGCAGTACAAATATCATCTATATCAGATCCTTTTGGTATCTTAGAAAAAATAGCAGCACCACCAATCACTGAAATCAATGTTGTCAATGCAATCAATGGATCATTTTCACCTACTTGGGCTGAAACTTCCTCATCACTCCTACAACTTCTGTTCAAATAATTGACCAAAATCAAAACACTCTCTTGAATCATGCATGTGACAGAGCTCAACAAAGAAAAATCAACTCCAAAAGTCATCAGGTAATTTGCAACCATAAGTGCTATAACTGTAGGTTTGTAGTCACTCATAATAATTGTTGCTATACATGTCACCATACAGATAACTTTTTGTATTTCTGTAAAACTACATTTCAATGTTGTCATCAGTGCTGTAACCTGGTCAACCAACTCTTCCATTCCACTAACGTTATGATTTACGTTAATATCAAAAAGAGCTTGTGCTCGGAAAGAAGTTCTCTTCATCAATGGCTTCAATCTTCCATAAAGCATAGGTGCTTCAATTTCCTGTGTGTTGATTACAACAATCAAATCACCATCTGCACATTGAATTTCAAATTCAAACATCTTTCGTCCTTTCTTTCTGTAGCATGGAACTCTTTTTCCATGCATTATTGCAATAGTGTAAAACTTTGATCCACTTGCAGCAAAATTTGATTCTAAAACCAAATTGCTAAGAATACATCTCCTTAGGTTGTTATTTCGAGATTTTTCCTTAAGCTGCTCAATTTGCATGTGATCGAATCTTGTGGTTGCCATCTGAGCTCTATAAATAGGTCTCATAGTCTGTGTCAATATTTGGTATACGTCACGTGTATCATATTCACTCAATTTTTGTCCATTTTTGAGCAAAATGTCAGCATTTCTATGAGCTGAACACATATGGTTGTATGCTGATTGTAAATTTTTAAATTCAACATACTTGCACACTGAACACTTAAATTTTTGCAATAAAATGCAATTTTCATTGTGTTCTCTCAAATCTTCAACTCGTTCACCACAATAACACAACACTGTTCCAAAACATCCTGAATTTATCTTGTGATTGAACAACGCTTTGACTGTTGTTGTTTTCACTCCACAATCACACTCATACACATTCATAAAGCACATCATACTTTGTTTTTCATTCACATCTACTTGTTGTCTTTCCTCACAAATGGAATTAACATCATTTGTGGTATCACTAGACTTTTCAGCCTCCTCACAAATGGAATTTACATCATTTGTGGTATCATCAAACTTTTCAGACATGACATCTTTCAAAACATCATTGATTATTTCACTAACAAAGTTAGTGGTTGACTTCGACTCTTTGGTCAAGGTGAACTCAACAACACCTTCTTCAGTGGAATTTACATCACTGGTTTTTCCATGAATCTTTTCAGTCATGGTAAATTTTATGACACCTTGTGATGTCTTGGAAATTAAACCAACTTGTGATTCTGACTTTTCAGCCATGGGACATTCAATACCCTCCTTGAGTTTGGATATAAGATCCATGGTCAATTCAAGGTTACCATAAAACACACACTGTATCAACACTTGTAATTAACACTTGTAATTAACACTTGCGAACACGTGGGGCACCAGTTGAAACTGGTAATGAGACG